CAGGCGCGGCAACGGGCTGGCGAACTCGCCCGCGACGCCGACCTGCGGCTGCGGCCGCCCAAGGGTCCGGTCACACCGATCCTCGTCCACGGTGGCGTCGCGAGTGCCGCGATGCCGATCCAGCGCGACGAGCGCATGCCGCCGCCCGGGACGAAACTGACGCGGCAGTTCAAGGGCCGCGTCTATCTGGTCAACATCCTGCCGAATGGCTTCGAGTACGACGGCGAGGTGTACCGCTCGCTCAGCGCCGTCGCCCATACGATCACCGGCTCCCACTGGAATGGGATGCTCTTCTTCGGCCTCACCAAGAACCCCGCGCGGAGGCATCGGCATGAGACGCCGTAGCGGGACCACCGTGCCGCACACTCAAACTCGATGTGCGGTCTATACGCGCAAGTCATCGGATGAGGGTCTGGAACAGGACTTCAACTCTCTCGATGCGCAGCGCGAGAGTGCTGAGGCGTTCATTGCGAGTCAGAAGGCTGAGGGTTGGATCTGCCTCCCCACGCGGTTTGACGACGGCGGATTCACCGGCGGAAACCTCGAACGGCCCGCTGTCCAGCAACTCCTAGCCGACATCGAGGCGGGTCTGATCGACTGCGTCGTCGTTTACAAGGTCGACCGGCTCAGCAGGTCCCTGATGGACTTCGCCCGCATGATGGCTGCGTTCGATGAGCACGGCGTGTCCTTTGTTTCGGTAACGCAGCAGTTCAACACAACGCACTCGATGGGCCGGCTGACGCTCAACATCCTTCTGTCTTTTGCCCAGTTCGAACGTGAGATAATCTCCGAGCGCACGCGAGACAAGATCGCTGCGGCCAAGCGCAAGGGCATGTGGGGTGGCGGCAAGCCGATCCTCGGCTACGACATCGAGCGCCGTTCCGGCGGCAATCGGCTAGTCATCAACGAGTTCGAAGCCGAGCGGGTGCGGCGCATTTTCGATCTCTACCTCGAGTGCGCCTCAATCATGCAGACGCTCCGTCGACTTGACTCGCTCGGCTGGACAAACAAGGCGTGGACGACGAAGGCCGGAAAGGCCATGGGCGGCAACCGGTTCGATAAGTCCACCCTCTTCCATCTGCTCACAAACGTGGCCTATCTCGGCAAGGTAACCCACAAGGGTGACATCTACGACGGCCAGCACGACGCAATCATCGACCAGACGATCTTCGAGCAGGTGGGCACGATGCTCAAAGCCAACCGCACCGTCGAAGGGCGCGGCGACCGCAATCAGTACGGCGCGTTGCTCAAGGGCATCATCCGCTGCAAGGCGTGCAACTGCGCCATGATCCACCACTACGCCGCCAAGCAGACCAAGTCGGGCGCAGAACGGCGATACCGGTACTACGTCTGCACGCACGCGCAGAAGCGAGGGTGGGGCGAATGTCCCTGCCCTTCGTTGCCGGCGCCGGACGTTGAGAAGTTCGTCATCGACCAGATCCGGGCGTTGGGCCGCGACGATGCGATCCTGGCCGACTCGGTGAAGCGGGCACAGGAGCGACTTCGCGAGCGGGCCGACGAACTGGATGCCAACCGCGACGCATTGGCAGATCGACTCGAGCAGCATCGCGGCGAACTTCGCGCCCTCGTCGATAGTGGTGCCGATCGCAATGGATCTGCAAGCCGTGCGGCCGAATTGCGCGACGAGATCGGCAGGAACATGACCGAAATGCGCCGGCTCAACACACGCATCGAGTCGATACGCTCGCGGATGCTCGATGAAGACGAACTCGCCGGTGCTCTCGAGGCGTTCGACCCGATGTGGGAACGCCTCACCACGGCCGAGCGCGAGCGGCTCGTTCAATTGCTCATCTGGCGGGTCGAGTACGACGCCGCCTCCGAGTCGGTCAGTGTGACGTTCCATGGTCTCGAGGATGCCAGCGAGGAGGAGGCGACGTGCACCGCATGACCGTGACCAAGGAGGTGCACTTCACGGCTGCCGGAGGGCAGCGGCGCCTGCGGTCCGGTCCCAAACGCGAGATCAGAGTTGAGAACCGAGAGCGATTGCCGCGCGTGGCTCGCCTAGTGGCGCTGGCGATTAGGATCGACGGGCTGATCGCCTCCGGCGCGATCCGTGATCAGGCAGAGGCCGCCCACGTCGGCCACGTTACCCGCGCGCGCATGACGCAGATCCTCAACCTGCTCCACTTGGCACCGGATATTCAGTTGGCGGTGATGAACCTGCCGCCGACCACCCACGGCCGCGACCCGATCGTCGAACGGCATCTGCGGCCAGTTGCGGCGGAGGTGGACTGGGACAGGCAGCGGAAACTGTGGATAGCCTGTCGGGGTGGGGACGAGGCGGGTTGATTGGGTTAGAATGCGGAAAACCAGCCCCATACTCCGCAGTCGGTCCCGCTGATGAAGGAGCAGCGACCAGACCGCCCGCGCAAGGACGCGACCCATGGCCGGTCAAAAACTCCGTCGTTTCACCCGACCCGAAGTGCTGAGACAGATCCGCCCTGACCGACTTCTGCGTCTTCTCAATCAGTTTGCCGGGGATTTCGTACGGCTGGGTTTTCCACTTCCTGAAGATCCAGAACAGCTGGACATCGAGGGGCTAGCGAAGATACTCGCTGACGCCGCCAAACAGGCGCCTTCAGATCTCATCAACTCGCTCTATCTGGTTGATCAACTTGCCACGCGAACTGGCGAGGACGCGGTCCGCAGAGTGCTCGAAAAGTTCGGGCCGACACCTCTCAGCGGCGAACAGATGTCGCATGCGGACGCCGCGGTGGAAGCCTGGCTGATTGACCCCCAGGCCTTGGTTCGGGCGCAAGCTGCACAGATCAGCGTTCGAAGTAGGTCCCTTCGCCTCTATGCCGTGACGGAACACGCAATCCTCGAATCCAACGCGGCGAGCTCCGAATTCATCGCAGCACTTAAAGGCCATTTAGCGACGTCGTTCGATCGGATAGGACTCGGCGCGCCTATGGGGATATTCGCCTTCCCCCACAGTTCGGGTGTCCGTTATGTGATCCAGCGCGGTGGACCGTTCGCTCGATACGGAGTCAATGATCGCGGCAAGCCGTCGACGATCGGCTTCGAACCCCTCGAGTTCGATATTGTCGCCTATGACGCTGTTCATCGCGAACTTGAAGTGAAAGACATGCCAATCCGAGAGCGGGAGGCACTGAGAACCGCTTTCGGACTGGCGCTCGCAGGCGACGCTGAAGCATTTAGCACTCCTCTCGTCGTCAACCTCGATCCGATCAAGCGTCGAGGTCGGGATGCCATGTGGTGCAATGATGTGCCCGGACTCAGCCACGTCGTCCTCAAAGGCATCTCGGTCAGAGCCCAACCTGCGCTCAAGTACTTCAAGGAAGAGAAGGCATCCGATCTGTTCGCTGCTTGGGAGAAGCTGCGATCGGGACCGCCGCAATGGGGTCAGATTCAGAGAGTCGACCTTGAATTTCACTTTAGAGACTCCACCCAACCGCGCAGCGCGACCGTGCGCGATGGTGCTTGTCTGAAACTAACCCGCGACGACGACTCGGAGCTCATACAGGCGTTTCTTCGCCGGCGCCAGATGCTCGGAGATCGCGCCGTCATTGAGTCGAATGAAGGACCTTGCTGGGATTGGCTGGATAGGCCCGATGGATGGACAGCGGCCAACATCGAATGGCAACATCGACTGAGACACGAAAGCGATGTCTTCGCAAGATATGTATCTGCTACGGGGCAGATCGCTTCGTGTCTTCGCTTCGACGGCGAGCGCTGGGATCGAACCGTCCGGGTGGTCGAACCGGACGAGTATCTTGCTATCTGCGAGGTTACTGGCAAGATCGATCGGGTCAGCCCCGAAATGGTTGCACTGCTCGCGTTCGATGTCGATGAACTGGTCAAGTCGGTATCCAAGGCAATGTCGCTCCAAGGAACCGCGGGCCGTAGTGGCGGGCAGCAATGGACTTGGTGGGTCGGTGAGTATTCACCCGTCGAGGGACAGAAGTATCCGGTCTACTTCGTCGCCGCGCCCGACCCAGTGTCGTTTCACGCCGAGTGCTTGACCATCGCCGGTCATTGCAAGCAGCCATTTGTAATCGTGACACCGACTCGGCATCATGCGATTGCCGAGAATCGCGGGAAGCCCGGCATGCCGACGGTTGAGTGGGTCTCGCTCTCCGAGTGTGCGCGGCTTGATGGCGACGGGTCAGTTGTGCTGTCGCGGCCCCTTGATGTGATTCTGAAGCCCTTCCTGCAAGTCCATTTACCACAGTTGCACGGTTCACCGCTTCGGCCGCTCTTTCCCACTCCGACCGAAGCGACATGGCGGGAAGTGTTTTTGCAGTTCAAAGACCCCTATACCGTCTTCATCCGTGTTGGCGGCACGTCTCGAACATACACCTACGCGGAGATGGGAATGGCCGACGGACGCACCCCGCGCCCGAACGAGCAATGGGAACTGCTGCGAAGATGCGCATTTGGGCGTGGAGAATTGACTTGGGATGGCGTCTCGCCATCGCGGCACGACCAGAAGCGACTTGAACGGCTCAATCAGGGTCTTCGTTCCTTCTTCGGCATCGAGCCCAAGCCCTTCAAGTACATCAGGAAACTGAAAGGCTGGAAGGCGCAATTCACCACTGAGCATGAGTGATTTCAGCGACATGTCGCTGAGAATCTTCGGGATTCACGAATAACGATATTTGCTGCAAGTCCTTCAGAGGCAGTCTGTTGTGCGCCATTCTTGCGCGCGGCTCGGTCGATCCAGCGATATGTCGGCAGTCCTAGACGACAGGCCGGCAATCGAACTGACATCGCCACCCGCCGAAGCGCCAATCAGCCGGACCTGTCGCGCTCTCGGCCCCGCTCGCACGAGCAGAGGTCCGGAATGCCAGATCAAGGCCGCGCCAGACAGCGATTCGCCTTCGACCCAACCATCACGCCTTTCGATCCATACATCATCTCCCGCATCGAATTCCACGCCGGCCGCCTGAAGCGGCGCCTCCGATTGAACCACGGAGAGGCGGCAGAGGCGTACGCTCTGCTCGCTGCGGAACTCGTGAAGGCGTCGTTGAAGTACAGGACCGACGGAGCCGCATGGCACACCTTCGCCAGCGGCGTCCTGCAGAGGGCAGAGCGCGAAGTCACGCGCCAGTTGGTCGGCGAACGCGATCGCCGGAGAGCAAGGCAGGATGAGGGGTGGCTGCACGTCGCCTTCGACGCCACCGTGAAACCCAAGACCCGCGATCGCTCCGCCGCGATCCGGCTCCGCCTAGACATTGATGCGGCAATCGACGGATTGCCGGAGCCGCTTCGCGGCTTCGCCCGAGCCCTCATGTACCTGACACCCGACGAAACGGCCAGACGCCGCGGTCTTCACCGCTCCACGGTCTACCGGGCGATCGAGCGGCTCCGGGACGATCCGGCGCTTCGCGCGGTTTTTCGTGACTTTTCCATGCGACAGAATCGCGATGAGCCGCAGACATAGTAGCTGCGGCCTCACCGCCTTCGACGCTCGATTCGTCACGACCAGAAGCAGGAGCACCCATGTCCCTTCGCGACACCCTCATCACCGCAACTACGCCAACTCCTCCGAAACTCATCGTCTACGGCACACCCGGAATCGGGAAGACCACCCTCGCGGCCCGGGCCAGTGCGTTGCTTCTCGATTGCGAGAATGGCGCCGGAGCGGTTCCAGGTCTCACGCGCACTCCATTCCTCCGAAGTTGGCCGGAAATCCTCGATTGGCTCATCGAAATCGAGCGCAATGCGCCCGAAGGTCTCGGTGCCATCGCGATCGACACGATCGACTGGGCGGTGCAGCGCATTGTCGAGTACGTCGTCATGGACCTCGATGGCAAGTCCCGTGGCGCAGTCACGAACACTCTGTCATCCTCACACGGTGGCTACTTTCGAGCGCGTGAGATCGTGGCGAACATCGTCAACCGCGAGTTGCTGCCGACGCTCAACGCAATCACTGATCGCGGCATCGCAGTGCTGCTTCTCGCGCACGCCGCCAACGCGAAAATCACGACGCCCGAAGGCTACGACGTCCGTCTCGCGTCGCCAGATGTCCCGCAGTGGATCGCTCCCACGTTTATCGAGTGGGTCGACGCAGTGCTTTACGCCTCGCGTGAGCCGGACGGCACTCGCACGCTCACGACCGAGGGCACCAGCAACGTCATTGCCAAGAACCGCTACGGGCTGCCGCCCAAGATCGCCCTCGACTGGGCTGAACTGTCTGAACACATCCGGCGCGGCCATGCCGCGCTTTCCACCAGTAACTGATCGATCCAACACCTCATCCTACAAGGAGCGCAGTCGTGGTACATCTGAACAATTTCGACGCCAGCCAAGTCGAACCATCGGTCGCACTTCAACCGATCCCCGCCGGGCCCTATATCGCGATCATCTCTGAATCGGAGATGAAGCCGACGAAGGCCGGCGACGGCAGATACCTGCAACTGGTCTTCCAGGTCATCGAAGGAGAGCACAAAGGTCGTCGTGTCTGGGCTCGACTCAACCTCGAGAATCCAAACCAGACCGCAGTCGAGATCGCCAAAGCGGAACTCTCGGCGATCTGCCGCGCCGTCGGCGTCATGAAGCCGAACGACTCGGCGGCCCTGCACAACATTCCCCTCGAAATCACTGTCGGCCTGAAGCGTCGCAGCGACACCAATGAACTCGGCAACGAGACTCGGGGATATTCGAAGCGGGAGACTGCGCCTCGCCCCGCAACTGCAACTCCCGGCTCGACGGCACCGTGGGCACGAAAGTGACAGCACCAGCCGCGACCAGTTCGAACGGCGCTGCCCTGTTGCGCGAGGTGATCGACACTTCGCGCGACACGGCGGCGTCGCTGGCGCTCGATGACGCGGATGCGTGCTTGCCGGGCGTGTATGCGGCGGAACTCGATGCACCATGTCCGCAATTCTGGTCCGCCTGGAGGCGCCTTCAGATTTCTGCTGGCTCGCGTGTGCCGGTGATCCTCTTCCGTCGCCGTCGCTCGAAGTGCATGATCTGCTTGGCGGCCGAGGATCTGCCAGCACTGATGGCCTCTGTGCGCGCGGCGCAGGAGGCGCTGACGTGATGGAGTTGCGGCCGTATCAGCGCGATGCCGTGGAGGCGACCTATCAGCATCTGCGCACGCGCGATGACAATCCGTGCATCACCCTGCCGACGGCCGCGGGGAAAACCTTGGTCATCGCCACGATCTGCCGCGACGCGGTGAGCCTGTGGAACGGGCGCGTCATCATTGTCGCGCACGTCAAAGAACTGCTCGAGCAGTCGAGGGATAAGCTCCGTGCCGTCGCTCCTGATCTGCCCGTCGGCCTCTACTCGGCTGGCCTCAAGCGCCGCGATCTTAGCTACCCCGTCACCATCGCGGGGATTCAGTCGATCTATCAACGAGCGTGCGATCTCGGCCCCGTCGATCTGATCATTGTCGACGAAGCCCACCTGATAGCCCCTGACGGCGAGGGGATGTACCGGCAGTTCATTTCCGAAGCGACAGCGGTCAATCCACACGTCAGGATCATCGGGCTGACGGCGACTCCATTTCGTCTGAAGACGGGCATGATCTGCGCGCCCGAGAACATCCTCAACGAGATCTGCTACGAAATCGGCGTGCGCGAACTGATCGTGCAAGGATACCTGTGTCCGCTGCGCACAAAGGCCGGCATCGCCCGTGCCGACGTGAGCAACCTGCACGTCCGAGCCGGCGAGTTCGTCGCCGGCGAGGTCGAGAACGTCATGGATACCGACGACCTGGTGCAGACCGCTTGCGCCGAGATTGTTGAGCACACGACCGACAGGCGCAGTGTCCTCATCTTCACGTCTGGCATCCGACACGGGCAGCACGTCGTCGAGGTGCTGCGCACCCGTCACGGCCTCGAGTGCGACTTCGTCGAGGGAAATACACCCACTCGCGAGCGCGACGCGATCATCGACCGGTTCAAAGCTGGAGAGCTGAAGTATCTCGCGAACTGCAACGTTCTGACGACCGGTTTCGACGCGCCTGCCGTTGACTGCGTCGCGCTGCTGCGTCCGACGATGTCGCCGGGACTGTTCATACAGATGGTCGGACGAGGTTTTCGTCTTCATCCTGACAAGACCGACTGTCTGATTCTCGACTTCGGCGGCAACATCCTCCGCCACGGCCCCGTGGATGATCTGAGGATCAAGGAACCCGGCAAAGGAGATGGCGAAGCGCCGGCGAAGGAGTGTCCGCAGTGTCATGCCGTCGTCCACGCGGCGTATTCGGTGTGCCCCGAGTGCGGGTACGAGTTCCCGCCACCGGAGCGCAGCAAGCACGAGCCGCAAGCCACGAACGCGGGCATTTTGTCCGACCAGGTGACCGACACGGCCTACGACGTCACCGATGTCTGGTATGAAGTCTATCACAAGCGCAGCGACCCGGCGGCCGCGCCGACAATGCGCGTGGACTACCGCTGCGGCTTCGCGGCGACCTTCTCCGAATGGGTGTGCTTCGAACACGCGGGCTATGCCCGGAAGAAGGCCGAGCAATGGTGGCGGCAGCGATCGAACGAAGCCGTGCCCGACACCGTTGACGAAGCCGTCGACCTGGCGCGGTGCGGGACACTGGCGCCGACATTGAGCATCACGATCAGGCGCAAGCCCGGCACCAGGTATGACGAGGTCGCCGGTCATGTCCTTGGCCCGAAACCGCCGCGCATCGACACCGACGAGGGCGCTGCGCAGTACGCGGCGCTCCCGGGCGGGCTTTCTGAATCCGAGGTGCCGTTCTGATGCATGACACGATCGCCAAGGAGGTCGCGAGCTTTCTCAGACTGCTGGTGCAGCCGGGCGACGTGTTCGAGGTCCGCGCGCCCAAGTGCCTGGAGCGCGGCGGTGCGACGTATACAAGCACGGTCAGCGGATACTTCACGCACGATTTGATCGAGACGGCCGCCGGTTTCATCACCGAACTCGACGAGAGCGGCCTGGCGCCGGGCGTCTACGTCACGCTGAACCCCGTCAGATCAGATCTGCTCGCCCGAGCCGCAAACCGGCTCAAGCGCCGCGCGCCGGAAACAACGGCGGATGGAGACATTCTGGTGCGCCACTGGCTCCTGATCGACGTCGATCCTGTTCGGCCAAGTGGAGTCAGTGCAACCGACGAGGAACTCGAATTGGCGCGGCAGCGGGCCAGCGCCATCTGGGTCTTCTTGTCGCTGCTCCACTGGCCGGAGCCGATTGTCGCGATGTCCGGCAACGGCTATCACCTGCTCTTCCGCATCGATCTGCCCGTCGATGATGCTGAACTTGTGCGGCGCGTGCTTGTAGCGATCGCCGACCACTTTGATGATGAGCACGTCAGGATCGACCGCTCGGTCCACAACCCCGCCCGCATCACCAAAATCATCGGCACCATGGCGCGCAAGGGCGACGATCTTTCCGCCAGCGAGAGCATCGCCGCGCGACCGCACCGCCGCTCGGCTCTGATCAGTGCGCCCGACGAAGTTCAGGTCGTGCCCGTCGAGGCGCTCGAAGCACTTGTGGCGACCGATCAACCTCCGCCATCGGCACCGCCGGACTGGATTGAGCGTTTCCCGTCAACACCTGATGACGTCCGCATGTGGCTCGAGCAACGCGGTGTGCCCATCAAGGGCGTGCGCCGCAACGGCACCAAGACCATGATCCTGCTTGAACGCTGCCCGATTGATCCCGAGATCGTCTCGACGGGTTCATCGGACATTGCCGTCCTTGTCGGCGACGATGGAATGCTCGCCTATTGCAACAAGCATAATCGCGGTGAGAACTTCACCTGGCCTGCACTGCGCCGCGTGCTCGATCCCGAGTACGCCGCGCGCGGGCAGCCCCATGACGGGGTCGATCTGACAGGCATTCTGAATCGGCGGGAAACTGCGATCGCCGCGACCATCACGGATTCGCCATCTCCCGATGCGTCCGGCAAGCCGCCCGACCCCGGTCCGTTCCCCGAGCACCTGCTCAATGTTCCCGGATTTGTCGGCGACGTGATCAGGTTCAACATCCAGACCTCCCAACGGCCACAGCCCATTCTCTCGCTCGCTGCGGCGATCTCGCTCCAGGCAACGCTCGCTGCCCGCAAGGTGCGCGATGAGCGCGGCAACCGCACCAACCTCTACTGCGTCGGCCTCGCGCCGAGTGGCGCCGGCAAGGATCACGCCCGCAAGGTCAACAAGAACATCCTGTTTCAGTCCGGCTTGAGCACGCACGAAGGCAGCGAAGATCTCGCCAGCGATGCCGGGCTCGTCACCGCCGTCGAGCGTCAACCGGCCGTCCTCTTCCAGATTGACGAGTTCGGTCGCTTCCTGCGGACCATCGGAGATCCCAAGCGGGCCCCGCACCTGTTCAACGTCCTGACAGCCCTGATGAAACTCTACAGCAGCGCTGACACGGTCTTCCGCGGCAAGGCCTATGCCGAGGCCAAGCGCAACAAGGTCATCGACCAGCCCTGCGTCAACGTCTACGCCACGACCGTGCCCGAGCACTTCTTCGAGTCGCTCACGGCCGAGAGCCTCAACGACGGTTTCATCGCACGTCTGCTGGTCTTCGAGGCCGAGGCCACGCCGCCGAGGCAACGCACCACCGCACAGGATGTGCCTGAACAACTGCTCGACGCGGCGCGCTGGTGGGGCAACTTCCAGCCCGGAGGCAACCTGGGGAAGGAACATCCCGAACCGGCGATCATCCCGTGCACGTCCGAGGCTGGGCTCATCTTCGATGAACTGGCAGACCGCGTCGATGCCGAACTGGCGCAGAGCAACGTCGAAGGACGGTCGCTGTGGGCACGGGCAGAGGAGAAGGCGTGCCGCCTGGCGCTCATCTACGCGTGCTCCACCAACCGCGAGAAACCCATCATCGACGAAAACGCGGCGCGATGGGCGTGCGACCTGTCGGTACATATGACGAGACGCATGCTCTTCGTCGCCGGCCACTGGGTGGCGGATGGTCAGTTCGATGCGCGGCAGAAACGCGTTGTTCGGATCATCCGCAACAGTGGAGGGCGAATCAGCAAGCGCGACTTCTCGCGGCGCACCCAATGGCTCACTCAACGTGAGCGCCAGGAGGTTCTTGAGAACCTGCTTGAGACCGAGCAGGTCGAGCAGATCACCGAAGAAACAGCGACCAAGCCAAGGGTGATCTATGCGCTGCGTTAGAGATCCGTCAAATTCGTCAATTCGTCAATGGGTCTCTCAGCCCCAGTTAAGGTGCGCGTGGGATATCCCTCTTGACGTATTGACATATCTCTCTCTTTTCTCAAAACACTCTATTAAACAAGGGGTTTGCGCTGCGCGAATCCGTCAAAGATCCGTCAAATCCGTCAATGACGCAATAGGCGCTTACACGCCGCATATCGACAACGCTTTGTCCCACCCTCAGGCGGCGAGCTGGAGATGATGGAACAGCTTCTGCATTTCACGCTGGACGGCTTGGTATCGGGCATCGAGATCGGCGGTGG